GAATACGGTATAAGAAATTGTTCATTGCTTACTTGTCAGCCCGCTGGCACAATCTCACTTCTATTAAACAATGTATCGTCAGGTATTGAACCAATTTTTTCGTTGAGGCAAAAGAGGAGAATGAGGGATGAACAAGGAAATCTTACACGACAATTTGATTTGCTTGACTATTCCTACAAATACTTCAAAGCAACGGGATTCGATAAAATACATGGTGAAAAACCCGGCTTCTTTCAGACGACAAGAGACGTCTCTTTACAGGGACACCTTAAAATGCAGAATACCATACAAAAGTATGTCGATAATAGCATCTCGAAAACAATTAATTTCCCCGAAGGGACGGACTTCGATTCCTTCAAGAAGTTTATGTTTAACGTTATCACATCCGACATGTCCATCAAAGGGCTCACGACCTTCAGAGAAGGAACAATCCAATCAATCTTAACCGACGAAGATATCCGCCCAGAAACTAAAGAGGACTCATATCGAAAACGGAGTTTCTCTTATCAGATAAAACGAACATCTGGTCTCCCGAGCGCTCATGTCAACGTAACATATAACAACAATCAGGTATCTCAGGTTTTCGTTGTTTCACGCGATGTGGAATTTTACAAAAACATGTTGCCTTACTGCCGATTATTGTCTATTATGTTCAATAAAGAAAAGAACCTCGAGAAATTGTTGGAAATCCTTCAAGAGCTTGAAGATATGGATTATGTTGAAATGGATGAAAAATTCATCTATAAAGGAAATACATATTCACATTTCTTATCGGCAATGAAAGAATGCATTTGGGATTGCCTCGTTGAAATAGGACTCATCAAAGACGAGCAAGAAGAGGAAGAGGTAGAAGAAGAATCAGAAGATGAATGTCCTAATTGCCACGCTAAAAATTCAATGGTAAAGGACGGGAAGTGCTGGATATGTAATTGCTGCGGTTCTTCTCCACCAGGAGCGGCTTGTAGCATATAATTGCTTTATTTGCAAAATATGCAAGATTTCTTAATAGAATTACATAATTTATATTCTATACGATCTTCGGAGGAGTTATGGAAACGTGTAGGATATGCCAAAAAAGCTTCAAAATACTCGGCAACCATTTAAAAAAACACAAAATTAAAAAGGAATTATATTACCGCGATTATACGAATGATAAGAATATATGCAAAATATGTGGAAAGAAAACAAAATATTCGCACTTCTATTTAAAATTTCCCGATACTTGCAGTAAGAAATGTGCTGCGGCAGGTTCGTGGAATGAAGATAGAAAAAAAAGACATAGCGAAATAATCTCTAAAAAATGGCAGAATAACGAAAACGATTATCGAAATAAACAAATTAAACGAAGAAGAGAATTTTGGAATTCTGAAGAAGGTAGAAAAATAAAATCGAAAGCAGCATCAAAATGCTGGAGTCGCGAAGAATATAGAAACAATCTCAAAATAAGTCTAGAAAATGCTTTTTCAAACTTTTCTATAAATAAAAAAGAGCAATTGCTATTCGATATATTAAACGAATTATTTCCAAATTGTTTTGAATATGTAGGAGATTGGTCTCTTTTTATAAAAAATAAAAATCCCGATTTTATCGATAAAACAAATAAGATTATCGTCGAAATGTATGGGAATTATTGGCATAGAAACGATACAAAAAAACAAATAAAGAATCGAATAAGTCTTTTTAAATCGGAAGGATATAAAACGCTTATAATATGGGAAAAAGAACTAGATAATAAAGAGACATGTAAAGAAAAAATAAAAGCATTTATTGGAGAAATAGCATGAACGTAGAAATAATAAGCCACACGACAGATCCTGAATTACTAATCGAAAAGGCGGCAAGAATATGTTACGATTCCTTCGGCAAAATGTCACCTCCCGAATCAACTGTAAGAATAATAGACCATCTTCTAAAATCTGGTCATGAATCTTGTTTGGAGCATGCTAGTGTCACTTACAGAGTGGGCGGCGTTTCCAGAGCTCTTACTCACCAGCTTGTCCGTCATCGTCTTGCTAGTTATTCGCAGCGTTCGCAAAGATACGTCAAAGAAACCGAACCAAGTTTTGTAACGCCTCCAAGTTGTGACGGTTTATCTATAGCAAATTCAATTTTTGAAGAAACAATGATCAATGCATGGAGAGCTTATAACGATTTGCTGAAATTGGGCGTCAAGGGTGAAGATGCCAGATTTGTTCTTCCAAACGCATGTTGCTCAGAAATCATTATTACAATGAACTTCAGAGAGCTCCGTCATTTCTTCAAATTACGAACGTCAAAACACGCGCAGTGGGAAATAAGGAATATGGCTAAAGAAATGTGGAACCAAGTGATGAAAATTGGAGCGGCAAACGTGTTCGGCGACATCAAATTCGAGGAATAATTATGTCATATTTACACTGTCATACAGAGGGATGTAATTGGAGTCAAGATGATTTTTGGTCTATTGGTGGATGGAATCCAATACGCTCAGTAAAAACATGTGATGAAGAAAATCTCTTTAAAGAAAAAGTCTACATGGACAAGAGTTTCTTTGAAGATGTAGAGAAATTTTGCCCGATACCGCATTGGAAAGATGAAAAGGGATATTATACAAAAGGCCAATATCTAGAAGCTTTCCATTTCTTTCAGCTTTACAAGAGATGTATGGGAATGGACGTAAAGACATTCGAAGAATGGAAAGAAGTTCGTAAAACTTGGAAATGTCCAAAATGTGGGCAACGCAATCCAGACATAGATTAGAGGAGTAGAGCATGAATCCCTATAGAATAAGATTTTTTGATGATTACAGCGGTTCTGTGCATATCGTAATCACAAAAGTAACAAACGGACGACAATATATTGCCAAAGAGATCGTATTACAGTTCGAAGAGATTCCAGAGGGCAGTTTCTTCAAGGCTCCCACTCTACGAATCAATTGGCATGATTCAAAGGACTTCATGGCTGCCCTAAAGGAAGCCCTTGATGGCGAGAAGCTACCACCAAGTGCATTAGAAGGCGAACTCAAAGCTACGAAATATCATCTAGAAGATATGAGAAAAATTGTAGACGGGTATATGGGGATCGAGAAAACAAATGAGTCCTGAAGCATATTTCATTCACCAAATCTCTAAAAAGAGTCTCAGGTTCATTTATCTAGCGCAACATGTGGCGAACTGGTCAAAAGATCCATCAACTAAAACGGGATGTGTTATTGTCAGACCCGATATGACTGTCGCCGCAGTAGGATATAATGGATTCCCAAGAGCAATAAAAGACAAACCCGAGATTCTTGGCAATAGAGAAGAGAAATATAAGAGAACGATTCATTGTGAAATGAATGCTATTTTGTCTGCCCGCGAACGACTAGATGGATACACTCTTTTTAATTGGCCAGGTCAGTCATGCGATAGATGTGCTGTCCACATAATTCAGTCTGGAATTGTTAAAGTTGTTTCACCGAAGATCGCCAATGATTTTGCTGAACGATGGAAAGAACAAACAAAGCTAGCCGAAGAGCTTTTTGCTGAAGCTGGTGTTGAAGTGGTTTATATCAAAATGGAGAGTGCATAATGCTATATATCATCGAAGGAGCGAACTACGTTGGGAAAACTACAACGCTCGACGTCCTCAAGAAAAAGAAGTCTTTCATTCACTTCTATCATCCGAGATTCAACGATTCGCAATATTTTGATTTCAATCATAAGTCCGTTGTCATGGGGAATGTTGTTGATTATAATACGGCTGTTCATAGAGATGTCGTCTATCAAATCTCTCATATGACATGCCTAAAATATTTGACGTCTGTAAAAGATAAGAAAGTTCTTCTAGACCGTTGCTTTTTGTCAGAAATGGTGTATAATGAATTATATGACAAACAAATCTACCATGAATTCGTCAATGCACTCAAGACAAATTTCGACTATAAGATTTTCCTTCTCATCGTAAAAGATGATGAGGTTCTAAAGAAGCGTATCGAAGAACGTCTAAAGAAAGACGTAGGCAAGGGATTCGGAGTCAGAGATTCAAAGGGATTTGTCCCCGAACCAGAAACCGTCGAAGAGAAGATGAAATCGCAGAGAGCAATTGAAGACCGATATAATAAATTCATTCATGAATTTGGTCTGAATACGTTGTATATTGATACTTCGCGCATCAAACAGAAAGAAGTAGCAAAAATAATAGGAGAAAACAATGCTTAAAGATTGCAATTGCATAATGTCAAAAGAAGACAGCGAAACATGCATAACGCATAATTGTAGCGCGCATAATCATTGTATGAAAAAAGAATGTCCGCATTGCGATTTGCCTAAAAACCGCTATCATGAAAAAATGCAATTTACAAATTCCTATCTGAAAGAAAAAGATCGAGGCGAGCATGAGTGATGGATGGATTGGTGTAGATTTAGATGGAACTTTAGCTGAATATCACGGCTGGGGTGATGGTAAAATTGGTCGACCAATTCCTATCATGTTGAATAGAGTAAAGGAGTGGCTTGCGAATGGAAATACCGTGAAGATATTTACAGCCAGAGCCACTGACGGCGACCAAACCTCAATAATTCATGAATGGCTCAAAGAGAATGGTCTTCCTATTCTTGAAATAACTGCAACAAAAGATTTTAGAATGATCGAATTATGGGATGATAGATGTGTACAAGTAATCCCGAATACTGGAATACCCGTTAAAGAATACATAACAGCTCGCTTCGTAAAAGACAAAAGGAGCCAAGCATGAGTGATTACAAAAAAGACGTAGATAATATGAGAGAGGCGATGGGCACCTTACCGTCACAGGCGCCCACAAAAACATATTCGTGGAAAAATTCGTTAGATTCATTGTATGTCAAGATGAATGATTGGACCGTAAATCCATATCGTTCAATTTGTTCTATGGCAGCAGCCACATGGGGAGATAATGAAAATGGATCAACAGGAAAATGGGAAAAACTTACTCCCGAAAACCGATTTAGAATTGTACTCGCAGTCCTTACCGGAAACACGTTACCTCAAGCTGCGGAGGCTGTCCAATTCACTTTCGAGGTTAATGGCACGCCACGACATACTTTTGACCAACATGCCAGAGTCCGCCTCGGAACTGCCTTCGCCTCAATTGGAACAAGAGATAATAACAAACTTGACGCAGATTTCCTATTTTATCCAGATGTTTGTAGGAGAATGGCAGAGGAACCAGAATTTAGAGAGAAGGTAGAGCAATGGATAAGAATGACAAAGGATCTTTACGAAAAGACAATATCGGGAGGAACTGGGACTGGATCTTGGCAATCAGGCCGTACTTTTCTGCCGATGAGTACAAATCATTCATACGTGTTCACACAGAACTATTTGGCGCTGAAGGGACAATGCGCGAGAAGGCTGATGGCTTGCGAAGAGAGTTCTATCGTCGCACTTCATATCGCATTGAGGGAACTTGTTGGGAGAAAATTCCCGTTATTGGCAAACTACTTAAGGCCTGCTTGCGATGGCGCGAAGAGATGTCTCTATCACGAAGGGCCTGAAGGAATGACGAAATACTTCAGTTCACTATTTGCCTGTTGCGGAAGATGGCCGACTAAAGAGGCGTATTCAGAGTTCAATGTAAGCTGCTCAAGCTATGAAGAGCTTGCAGAGCACGGCTTTGCCATGCCCGGACCGACTGAATGGGTTAAATATGGAGAAAATGACTACGAAAAATTAAGTCATAAAGACAAAGCATTATTTGATGAAAAATTCACGTTGTCCGATGAAGATCGCGGCGATGAGCCGTTGTCTGCCATATTCGGAGGCGAAAACGTATTTGATGCGAGGAAATAATGGCGAATAACAATTATGATAATGTGATCCTCGGATCTGGCATAGCCGGGCTGACGGTCTTCTATTATCTTGCAGAATCTACGAAAACAAGAAATCTTGTGATAACTAATAACATTGCTAGTCAGACAAATACAAGATTTCCTCTTGGACCAAGATTTCTGCATCAAAATAAAGATACTGAAGCCCTTCTTCGTAGACTCGGATTCTCGACTAAGACGAAAGAAATATTTATAGGATATAAAGATAAGGATGAAACTAGAAATTATGCCTCTGATGGATTCATTGAAAAATATACAATAAAATCTAGAGGAACTTCAAAATCAGAGAATTCGTTTCTGTCGGGAGGAGGTAAATCTAGTTTTACCGCATATGAAGTATCTCAAATCGCAGCGGGAAAATCGCTTCTGAACAAATGTCTAGAGATTGCTAATAAATCCGATCGAAACGGGATTGTCATAAATGATATAAAGAGCATCAATCACAAAAAAATAATAACGAATAAAGAAACATATTACGCCGACAATATAATATCGACAATTCCATTGGGCGCTTTATTGAACATCGTATCTGACCAATCTGTACGATTCAGATTAACGTCTTCTGGTGCAGAAGTAGTACATTTCTTCTTAACTTCTGAAAAAGGTAAAAATGAGTTTGATTATATCTACAGCGTAAGTGATGTTTGGTATCGAAAGACCTACATACCTGAAATGGATAAATGGGTATATGAAACGCACGAGCCTGAAGCATTTATGTCAATTTACGAACCATGGGTTCTTGATAGAATCTCGATTAAATCGCAAATCATACAGAGCATGAATCTAAAAGAATTAGGTGGCATTCGTCTAGTAGGACGATATGCTCAGCTCAACCATTCAATCAAAACTGAAGATGTTGTTCATTGGGCCCACAATTATACGAGAAAGTTCAATGGGAAAAAGAATGAGAATTAAACGAGCTCTTAAAACCGAAATGGATTTAGAAAACTCTTTAGCTCGCCCGAAGACAAGACTCCAACGAGTTAGAGCCTACGAGAAAGAAATCGATAAGATCTACAAGAAAATTAATATTCTTCAGGAAAGATGCAACCACAAGAACACATTAAGAAAGCCAAAGAGCAACACTGGCAATTGGGACCCCAACGATGACCGTTATTGGTGGGAGATTGATTGCATGGATTGCAAAAAACACTGGCAGGAAGATCAATGAAAAAACTATATAATCTTCAAAAAGAATTCTTTGATAAAATAAACGCAATCGAATATGCCAATAAGACTCATGTCGATAGGATAAAAGACTATTGTCTCGGTATCAATAAAAATGTTACCGATGTCATGAATACTCTAGATTGGGACCCTTCAAAAGAGCATAAGGCAAACTCGCTCCTCCTTCAGAAAGTTGAGGCTACTGACGCCGTTGTGGATATTATGAAATATGCTTTTAATATCTGTCACGAATTTAATATTAGTTATGATGATTTAGTCTATAAAATAGCAATGAAGGGAAAGACAATTGATCAGAAATTCAATCAGCGTCTATTTATGGAAAGCGATAAATTCAAGAATTCACCTCGAGCTTTCATTATCGATATAGATGGTGTTTTGGCTGATGTATGCGTTGCAATGAGAACTTGGTTCGGATCTCAAACAAATCAGAAGTTCGATACATTCAGAGATTTTGCTGCATGGCGTAAAGATAATATAGACTTCTATAAAGAGCTCAAAGAAGAATATCGACTTTGCGGATATAAGATGATTATACCTGCAGTCGATAACGCTCGTGATCTTCTTCGTGAATGTCATAAGCGAGGAATTGTTTCTCTTCTAAGCAATCGCCCAGTCAAGTCTTACCCTATTTTATATATGTACACTGTGGAATGGCTATATGGCAGAGGGATGATCCAGTGGGTGGATATGTTACATTTTACCGATCTTGGCGAGAAAAAATACTTTTTTGATAAATTCAAGCAAGAAGTATACTTTTTTGAAGATAATCCATATAATTTAGTAAATATAAAAGAACGCCCAAATGTATGTAATATTTTTATTAGAAACGATGCTAATCGATTGATAGACTACAGTTTTTATGACGTTGAACAATGTAAATCCGTAAATGATTTGAGCGAAGCAATTGAATTTATTAAGGAAGTCACAAAAGATGGACAAGAAATGTTCAAGATGTAAATGTTTTAAAGATACTAATGAATTTCATAAAAATAGAGCTAGAAAAGATGGAATTGACAATACATGCAAGCAATGCTGGAAAGACATTAGGCAAGAAGAAGGTGTAAAAGAATATAGAAGAAAATATAAAGAGCGCAACAAAGAAAAAATCGCAGATTATTTTAAGAAAAATAAAATTAAATATAAAATGAAGAGATACAAAGCATCTCTAGTAGAATACGAAAATGCATTAAACAATCAAGAGAACGCTTGTGCTATATGCAAAACTTCTAATAAGAGGCTAGTAATAGATCACTGTCATTCAACTAATAAGTTTCGTGGGTTGTTGTGTAAAGAATGCAACCTCTTAATAGGATTTGCAAATGATGATATAATAACATTAATAAACGCCATAAACTATCTTAAAAAATATAAGCACGGGCCTTCAGGCAACCTGAAGGAAGTGAAAAGAGAAAATAATGACGAAAACAAAAACGATACAGATTGCAGGTATTGAGCATAGCGTTGAACCAATTGAAATAGGAAATAATTTTTCTGACTTAGTAGATTCTATTTCAGACATGTCTTGCAGTTCTTGTCAAAACTGTCCCCTTTCAAAATTGGACGTAAATAAAGATTTTGTGAAGCCTTCAGGCTATCCAAGAGCTCGAATTATGTTCGTCGGAATGAATCCCTCAAATAATAGGTGCTCGACTACTGTTTTCGGTGGCGAGGATGATCGTCACAAGTCAATTGTCAATGAAATGTTAAAAAGTGTCAATTTGACACGTGACAACATTTATGTAACAAATATCCTTAAGTGCAGCACAGCAGACAATAAATTCGACTCAGAATTAGCTAAGAATTGCTTTGGAAAATTCATTGATGAATTGGCTCTTGTAGACCCAGAATTGATCATATGCCTCGGCGCCGAAGTAGCTAAAATGTTCGGACTCACGTGGGCTTCTGAAAGCGCTCAAAAGAATGGCGATTATCTAGTAGCTAGTGCCTATCATCCGTCATTCTTTATCAGGTCGGGGAAAAGTTCTGAGAATAACCTAATACATCTCAAAGAAGCGATTGAAGACATCAACATTAGAAGCTTCGTCAACCTTCATGTTCATAACGAATTCTCCATTAGAGACGGCATTGGCACAGCTGAAGAGCATGTTATGTGGGCACTTAAGCATAAAGCACCTGCCTGCTCTCTTACCAATCATGGAAATGCATCAGTCTTCTTCAAGCAATACGAAGCTTGCAAGCGTGTCGGCATCAAACCAATCTTTGGGGCAGAGTTATATATTATACCCGACCGTGAGCAGCTTATGCCGTACATTGGATCCGATGCCGAAGGTGCTGTTGAAAAACGTAAAGAGTTCGGAGGAACTCGACATCACATACTTATTCTAGCCAAAAACTATACCGGGCTGAAGAATCTCTTTAAGATCACATCTTTAGCGTTCATCAATTCATTCTACAAATTCCCACTCATCGACTTCAAACTTCTTGCAGAGAATAAAGAAGGGCTAATCATTTCAACTGCCTGTGCAAGTGGCGAATTGAACCGACTCATCTCTGCTGGTCGAAACAATGATGCAGTTGCTTATGTAGAAAAATACAAGGCTGAATTCGGTGATGATTTCTACCTTGAAATGATGTCCATGAATTATGCACATCAGTGGGAATTGAACAGGGCTTTGTGGGCTCTTTCAAAGAGTACTGGTGTAAAAACTATTGTAACGACCGACGCGCACTATCTCTATCCCGAGGATCAGAAGATTCATGAAGCGATTCTACTTCTCCAGACTAAGATGTCGTATAAACAGAAGGAAGAGGAAGAGCCGAACGAAGAGATTCCCGAAGAAGATCAGGACGTCGAGACCGAAAAATTGTGGGAATTTACCGTAAAGGACCTATATCTCAAGACATACGAACATTTAGAGGACGATGCTCGAAAGGGACATCTATTCGGAGAAGGAAGCGATAGCATTCCATATACCGCCGCAGATAGATGGGAAATCCTCAAGAATACATATGAAGTATTCACTAAAATTGAGAATTTCGACCTTGATAAAAGTGTCAAGATTCCTAAATTGTATGATGATGGTGCCAAGGTATTATATGATAAAATTGCTGAAGGGTTGAAGTTCCGCAAAATCCCAAAGGATAAGCTCCCCGAATATAAAGCTAGATGCCGTAGAGAATATGATGTAATTGTTAAAATGGGATTTGTTGATTACTTTCTAATTCTAGAAGAAATGATCCGCTGGACAAAATCAACCTTCGGAAAATATTCCGTAGGACCAGGTAGAGGATCAGCGGGAGGAAGTCTTGTCAATTATCTCACAGAAATCACCGATATCGACCCGATCAAGCATAACCTTCTGTTTGAACGATTCCTCGATGAGGGAAGAAAAGACATGCCCGACGTCGATATTGATTTCCGGCCCGACATCAGAGATGCCGTCAAACAGCACCTTATTGACAAATATGGGAACGATAAAGTTGCTACGATATGCAATTATCAGGTTGCTAAAGTCAAGTCTTCGATTAAAGACGCCTCCAGAATTTACAATCTTGATTTTGCAGAAGTAAATAAAGTCACGAATGCTATTCCGTTCTTTATTTACAACGGAAGCAGTAAAGACACCATTGACAACATGACGTATGAATGGATTAACGAACACTATAAAGAAGTATCTAACTTCTTAGAAAGGCATCCAGATGTCGACAAATTATTTCGAAGGCTTCGTAATTCGATTAAAGCGATTGGCAGACATGCTGCTGGGTTGGTTGTATCGTCTGTCACGTTATACGATTGGATTCCCCTGGTAAGAGCCAGAGAGAATATAGTAACTGCAAATACAGAAGGCGGAGATTATCATGAACTTACTGGTCAGGGCTTCATAAAATTTGATATTCTTGGGCTTAATAATCTGGCTGTTGTTAACGACGCTATGCGTCTTATTAGCAGTCGTCATGGAGTGGATATTAATTGGGATAACGTGGACATCGAATCGCCTGAAGCATACTCTTTGGCCCGTAAAGGAGACCTCCTCGGAGTCTTCCAATTTGAATCAGGACTCGCCAACAGAGTCACATTAGATGTCCAGCCTGATTGTTTCGACGATCTATCCGCCATAAATGCTATTATTCGTCCAGGACCACTTGACATGGGAATGGAAAAAGAATTTGCTAAGAGAAAAAGATCTGGAGATTGGAAAGAACAAGTCCATAAGTCTTATGCTGATCTTCTAAAATCGACGTATGGAATCGTAGTCTATCAAGAAGATTTCATGCGAATTTTCAAAGAAATCGGAAAGTTTAATTCAGTCGAAATAAATAAATCAAGAAAAGATTTAGTAAAGTATGAACGTTCGGTGAAGTATGAAACAGCAAGACTCAAAAGAGTCGACTCATGGCATGATAAATTCATCGGCAATGCTATAAAAGTAATGCCAGAAGATGTTGCCGAGGATCTTTGGAATCTTATTAGATCGTTTGCGAGATATGGATTCAACAAGTCGCATGCCGACGCTTATACTCTTACGTCTTTTAGAGAGTTATGGCTCAAAGCGCATTATGGATTGGAATTTTATACTGCACTTCTGAACAATACATTCAGAGCGAAAGAAGACAAATATGGAACATCCTCAGTCGCTAAATACATTTCTCATATCCAGACTTCGCCAGTATTTTATCAAGCCGCTGATGGAAAATTTACTAAAAGAGAGCGGGTACGAGTTCTCCCCGTCGATATCAATAAGAGTGGAAAGGAATTTGAAATCGAAGGGAATGACATTAGATTCGGTCTTACCTTCATCAAAGGAGTGACTCCCGATGCAGCTGACGAAATTATCAGAAATCGACCATTCAAATCCATTGGAGACCTTATCAACTCTAATAACAAATCTCTCAAAAATAAGAGACTCATCGTCGCACTTATCCAATCGGGAGCTTTGGACTCTATTGCTGGAGACGAGAGAAGATCTGACCTATATAATCGATTTATTACTGAAAGAAAATATAAAGAAGATCCGGTCGTCTGGGACCTCACAGAAACAATCCAAAACGAAATAGAATTCACTAATATTAGCTTTACCGAAGTTGATTATTTTACGAGGCTGAAAGAAGCAGTAAAAGCAAAGCATGGCGATAAGGTGAAACTACTAGCGCTGGAAGACGCTGTTGATCTTGAAAATGGTAGAGAAGTTAGTTGTTTCTTTCGAATCAATAATATAATAAAGAAGAAAACGAAGACAGGGAAGAAATATTACGTACTAAATGTATCAGACGGTATTTCGAACCTCGGACGAATCTATTATTGGGCGCATAAAGAGGATGGCCCTATCAACTGTGAAGACAAGACTATCATCAATAATGTCTATATGGGAACCATAAATCGACAAAATAATTTCTTCGGAGTCAAGAAAGTGAGGTTTGTAAAGAAAATATGCTAATAAACCCGGTGTATATAGATCTCGAAGGAGCAGACCTAACGGGGAAATCAACGTTGCTAAAAACTACATTTCATGAAAGTGAATACAGCAAAATTATGTGTTTTCATGATCGAGGGGTGTTGACTCATTTTATATATAATAAAGAATTCGGTCGATATAGAGAAGACACGACAATGTGGCTAGAAGAGGTTGTAAAATTTGTCCGGAAAAATGGTATAATATTATTAGTGGCGGGAGATATTGAACTTAAAAAAAGGCACTCTTTAAGAAGTGATGATTGCTTCAAGCTCGATGCAATCCTTAAAATTAATGAAGCGTACATCACGTTTTACGATAAGTTCTTATGCGATTTTGAAAATGTAAAGAAGATCTATGTAGACAATAAAACGCCTTATGAAATATATGATGAAGCAAGAATATTATATGAAAAAATGTTTAGAAAGGCAATGGCATGGTGAGAGCGTTCTTAACAGGTGAAAAGGGATTTATCGCGAAAAATCTCATTAAAATATCGAGAGATAGAATCAATTTTATCAACGAAGAAGTAGCAGGAGCAGGAGATTTTCTCTTTTGTAACTTTTGTAACAACGGAAAAGGAGAATTCGATTTTACAAATGCATTAGGAATGTCAGTCCTGAAAAAAGAATTAATTGGAAAATGCGATGTCATAATTCATAATGGTGCCACTGTTGGAACAGATGTTTGCGGGTTACACTCGAAAGAGGCTGTTCTCAATAATGTTTATGGAACATATAACGTTGCGTTGATTGCTAAAGAGCTCAACATACCTGTCATTTATATCGGGACTACAGTCATATATGACACTCAGAAAATTCAAAATGATTGGATTACGGAGGAATCGCCTATCTTCCCTCGAACTCTCTATGCAACAACTAAATATGAGGGCGAATTAATCATTAGAGCGTATTGCCACGAATCAAGATATTGTATCCTCCGTCCTCTTTTCTGTTATGGCGGAGAAGGGGATATGAATTCTCTAGTTGCTAAATCAATATTCAATGACGTTAAGGGACGAAAGAAGCCATTCAAAATCTTTCTAGATAAAACAAAAATTAAGGATTATATGCACGTAGATGATTTTTGTGAAGCAATTACAATAGCAGCTGAATTTCCTCATATCAATGCATCAAACGATGATTTTAATATTTCAGCTGATAATCCTATAATCACTTATCAGATTGTCGACGAAATTCGAAAGAATGGAATCGAAACCGACTATATACAATGGGTGCCAGAAACAGACTATCTTGGAAATCACAGAGTCAGCTGTCTCAAATTCAAGAACATTACACATGGCGATTGGTATGCCAAGGTTACTCTAGCCGAAGGAATTAAACGAGTCAAAGATTCAATAGTAAAAGCCGAGAGCGCTGATTACAATCCATTCAGGCATCTAGACAGCATTGAAAAAAATAATATAGACATCGAAACGCATTACAATTTTAGAGGATAATTATGACAAATTTATTTGATCAATACGATGAATTAGTCGACCGACTTTTAGATCAGGGGATTAAAAAAAAGTTTGAAATTGCACCGCATCTCGACGATGAATTTATTTTTAAACTAAAATATGACAGCATATCAGAATTCAGCAATTATATATATCAATCTATGTTGTTGCATAGAGGAGATAAAACAAGTATAAACAAGCTCTTTCCTTCGGTTACATCTAGAGAAAGACTCGATATCTATGAAAAAGAAAAATACGAAAGAAAAATGATTTTAAATGATCTCAAATTTCAGACACATATAAATATAGATAAGTTTAATGAACCTACGACTTCTCGTAGATTTATAGCTACAAATGATTCTTGTATGTCATTCGCTCAAGTCACGCTCGATGCTTATTTTTTTAGATGGGTTTTTGTAAGTAGAAGCACAGAAGTTAATAAAATGCTCCCATCTGATTTATATTCAATAGCATATATTGTTAAAAATTGGACTGATTGGTTTATTGAATACAGACATAATAAATGGCCTTTAGGTAACAAAAAAGAACAGAGAGGAATTAAACTGATGATTGTTTTAAACAATCCTCATTACTACAGATGATCACTATCTTCATAGAGCCCGCCAAGAAGCCCGGCAGTCAAGACAAATTAGTGTCTATCTTCAAGAAGTTGAAAGAAACAAACAAAGAACTCGAAATAAACTTGAAGATGGCAAAAAGAACCGATGCGATGCGAGGATACACGCCAAAAGACGAAGAGATTCTCATTATTTTCGGCTCTAAATTGTATCAGCACGTCTTAAGAGACATCAATGAATTTGATAAGATGGCCGGGAATGGACTAAGAGACGTCCATAAATTCTCCTATTTTGTCAGAAGAAACAAGCGTCATTATTTCATTGCTTGTATGCCTCCTCTAGATCTGACGATGACTAAGCCCGATTCATTCTTGGCATTTGAATCGTTTATGAAGACGCTGACCAACGAAACGCAAAATTTTCAAATAAGCATTAGAGATGCATACTTAAACAAGGCTCTCCCTTCACGAGCTCAATGGCCGATAGACGTTGTTGAAAGCGGTTTCTCTCCCAGAGTTAATCTTCATATGAACTACGACGAAGTCAAGACTCGGCTTTATCAATTAATTGATCTCCCAGCATGGCATCTTGTTGCAATCGATTATGAAACTTCAGGCCTTATGTATTGGAATAAAAATCTTCATGACATAAAGATAGTGGGTTATGCGACGGATGACTCATTTGGGCACGGAATGAATATAAATTTGCCTGGGATGACAGGAGCATATCAAAACGGGCAAACCAAAGAAATCATTGAGTTGTTCGGTAAATATATATTTGAAAAACCTAAGACACTGATTGCTTGGAATATCGGGTTCGAAATATTCAGCACCTGTAAATTCTACAATCGATCATTAACTGATTTTCTTCAATGTAATAGGATATTAGATGGAATGCATCTTCTACATATTCTTTGTGAAAATAGAAAAATAGAAGGATATAACTTAAAAGCAGCAGTCAGAGATCTATTAAATTTCCCGCAATATTCGTTTATACAGAAATATCTTCACTATCTTGAGCATTGGAAAGAATACTCACCCGAACAGCTCATAGAAGCAGCTACTGGCTCACTTAAATACTGTGCAGAAGATTCAGTCGGAGAATATTCTCTAACAACCAGGCTAAAGAAAGAAATTGAGGATAATCCTATATCTTTTCAACACCTCAACTGCATTGCGCCAAAGGTAATGGCTGTTAAACTGGAAACAGAATATAACGGTTTGACCATAGACCGGGAAGGAATGGCGAAAGGATCATTAGCATTTTCTGGTTGGGAACTTGACCAGATTGTCAAGCCTCTATTAAAGAAGTGCGATGAGTCCGATGACGGACGACTTCACGCTGAAATGTTCATATTCTCGACTGTCACAGGGCGTGTGCTATATGGAAAACCAAATCTCAATGCCATGAAAATCGGAACAAAGCCGTCTGAATATGTTCTTGCCGACCCAGGTCATACCTTAGTTTATATTGATTTAGATTCTGCTGACCTCAGAACCGCTGCATTGACGGCGCAAGAAAGAACGCTCATTTCAGACCTCAATACAGAGGGAGATTTCTATATCAATTTCGCCAAAGAACTTTTTGGCAATATCGAAATCACAGAAAAGGAAAGAAATAGAGCTAAGTTGTTTGTCTTGAGCATGCTCAATTATGCAGGCGATTCAACAATTGCTAAAGACACTGGCGTGAGCATAGGAGATGTAAAAGCATACAAAGAGAAGTTCTATACTCGGTATCCTCGCATGAAAACTTATCAGGTCTATCTACAAGCGTTCTTAAAAAAGAATAATTATGTATTCTCTCCCACATGGAGAATGAGACGATTTTCTGAAGATGATATGAGCTCAGAAAATTTATGGCGGTCAATCTTAAGCGCTCAGAACTTCCCATTCCAGGCGACGACGACCGACTTGATGGCTGTAAATTGTTTTGATTTCATAGGAGCAACGAGGCAGTACAACGTAAAGCAATGCCTATGGAACATCGATGCTGCTGTTTTCAACGTCCCCGACGAACACTTGGACGCAGTCAAGGACAAACTGAAGGTATTTGAAAACGTCCACAGTGACATAATCCGCGGGGCAAAAAAGTTTCAAGAAATGGTGTTTTTTGACCTTGCAGAATCTAATTTACCTATTGATGTTCCGCGGTTTACGTATAAATTGTATAAAGGGAAAACGCTTAACGAAATGGAGAAATGGTAATGCCTATTTACGAATTTAAATGCCCTATATGTAAAAAATCGACTGAAGTAATCATGTCATTCGGCCAATTCAACAATCTCGATAATACAATTATGGGAGAATGTTCTAATAAAAAATGCAAAGCTGCATTGCATCGTGAAAATCAAATCATCAATTTTGCTGGTCACATAAATATGAATGCGAGCCAAATGGGAATAAACTATAGAACGTATAGAAATAAAGCAGGTGGGCCTGTAGGAATTGTTGGCGGCACATCAACCGGAAAAGGAACTCAGAAGCAAGGCGGGAAAGTTGTGGGTCGAACAGGATTAGTTTAATGATTCATCTGACGAGTTTGCTTCATACTATGACGGTTTATGCTAATAGATGGGGCGGACCCAGATATCGAACAGATGAATTTGCTAAATTTCTAAATAAGCATCTATATAATATTCAAGAAGACCAGCTTCGCAATGGAAAATGTGTAAATCTGTGTCTAGCACATGATGCTTTAATCAGTTCGAGGCATACTCCTCTCTACCCTTCTTCCGTTTTGAATATGGGTGAGTGGCCAGCATGGAGAATAAAAGACGAATTAGGGTTTGAAGGTGTATTCAGTAAAGGCACAGAAATACTTGTGTATCGAGATGGGCGAATAAAATTTGTAGCAATAGAAAATCTAAAATTAGGCGACAAAAGAGTCGTCAATTTTGAATATGTACCCGAATTCGATAATGACAAGCTGAATCATCATAGTGCTTTTACCGAAAATTTCGTGTCAATAAAATGTGAGCCCGAAGAGATACAACAATTAATGTGCGATGGCCTCACTGCCATGATGATGCTAAAAGAACAAGACGGCACAGTTAAAATGATTGAAAAGTTTGACTCAAAAAATATACAGGAGATTTATTTAATAGATATTCTAGAAGCAGAAGAAATCGAACCTCAGTTATTTTTCTATATGACATTCAATGATTTTAGCTTTTCGCTAAAGAAAAATAAGAATCTAAGTAGCAAATCAAAAAATCGATATTACAATTATCGACGTAATACAATAGGAAAAAGATGGTTAGAAAAGATGAGATCAAAAGTTTTTTGTATGAAAAAAGATAATGTCGATATCAAAATGGAGCTAAAGCATGAAAGCGATCAAGATTAAAAGAGGAGAAGAAAAGTTAGAGATCCCAACGGGTATTTTCGTAAACGGGTATATAATTAAGGCACCCATGCGTCCAAAACAAAAAAGTATGATAGAATTAAACAATAGGGTGAATACACACGTTCACACCGATCACAAGGAGAATTAAAATGGCGACACCGAAGACAATCGTTTCAGAAACGTTTTACCACAAGACAGCCTGCCTCAGATTTGAACTAGGGTCATACAAAGACGTCACAAAGTTTAAGATTGAAATCGCACCTCAACTACAGCAAAATGGTCAACCCGTTGAAAAGCGCTTTGATTATGATCAGAAGCTCTCTATGGTATTTGGTCTTGGAGAAATTCTTAGAATCAAGCGATTTGTCGAAAATGTCCTCAATCCTCAGAAGCAAGTCCCAAATGACGGATATGTCATTGAACATTATTTCGAAGTAAATGGAGAGAAGAAGAAGTCGTGCTTGTTCGTCAAGCGAGTCGACAACAAATCAAAGACCGATCCTAAGTCGCCCTATAACTTCGCGCATACCGCAATCGTTACTCTTTATTCCTCACTCAAGAATGCTTCTGTCTCATTTGGCCTTTCCGAGGAAGAATCATATTGGATTCTTACTATGATGCCTTATTTCAACTGGGCATATATGCAAGAAAATGCCAGAATCGTTGAAGAGAATCGAGCCATCAAGCAGGCAGGAGGAGCTCCAGCCGATCAGTCGGGTAGAAGCCAGTATCGAGCGCACGCTGCTGGTGCTGATAATTCTGGTGAACCTGGAACTGAGGGTGCAGGTGCTAGCGCTGCTTTCTCTCAGAACGACGCAGCTTTTGACGATATCCCATTCTAATAACATTAAGCGGGTTCTCTCGGTCTACTCATCGCGATTAAACCACTACCGGTTAGGTCCGGCTCCACAACGAGAGATTAAATGGCATTTCCGCCAGCCCGCTTATATTCTTTACAGAGGTGATAATTGATTACTAAGTACATTTCTCTGTCCAATGACATGATGATTAACCTCACTAATGTTTTGTTGGAATCTATAAACGAATATCATTTATTCGTGTTTGAAAAAGCTCATAAGTTTCATTATTTTGATGAACCTATCTTACAGGATTCCGAGCTGCAATCAGAGTTTGTAGAAGCGATGAAAGATCGACTAAATAATAAAGACAAATTTTATATTATTGAAAAGTTTCGAGGTAAGAAGTTAGAAAAGATCATTGAAAAGGGTATGGCTCGAAGAGAAGCGAACGAAATCAATGAAATGTCTTGCATAAAGTATCTTATCGAGAAAATAGAAAGTTTTGTTCTGCTTCGAAATGCTCAACAGATTGTTGGTTCAGTCAAGAATGCCGATGCAAACATGAGTCTTGGGCTCATGGACGAAAAAGATTTAGCTACAATCAAAGCTAATATTTATAGCCTTTTGAATGATCTGACATTTGAGGCTGATTTTGGCGAAATGGAAATGGATGACATTGCCAAGAGAGAACGTGATAAAACTATTATCAATCAAAACAAGATCATCTCAACATTCTCACCAAAATTAAATGAAATTCTAGTAGGAGGTGCGTATCCTAATAAACTGTATTTTATAGCTGCTCCACCCGGATTTGGTAAGTCACTATTTCTAGTGAACATTGGACACTGGGCTCTGGCTAATGATAAGATAGTGTTCCACTTCACACTAGAAATGACAGCCTCCGAAGTTATGACTCGGTATGACTGTCTGGTAGCGGGGAAACCGATTATTGATATTATTAATAGCCCAGCTGAAGTTATCAATGGTTATGTCAAAAAATTTACAGAGGAACATCCTAAAAGCCGGCTTTTGCTAAAAGAATTTCCTCCTGAAGTTTTGACGAAAGAGATGCTTTCGCTTTATATCAAGCGTAAAATTATGTCGAGTGGGATGAAACCAGATCTGATTATCGTTGATTATGCTGATCTAATGAAGTCGTCAGTAAAGAATACCGAGCGTCGGTCAGATCTTGGGATGATTTATAGGCAATTGAAAGCATTGGCATCTGAGTTTTCATGCCCCGTCTGGACTGCTTCTCAAATAAATCGAGCGGGATATGATAGAGCAGAATCAGATATATCTAATCTTTCAGAATCATGGGAAAAAGCAATGATCGCCGATCTAGTATTAGTTGCTAGACAAACTAGAGAAGAATTTACTGCTAACAAGCTGAGATTGTATGTTGGGAAAAACAGAAGCGGTGCAGCCAGAGGAGAAATTGCTTGTAAGATTAGCTATCGCCATATGAGGATTGAAGAAAGTGATGAAGTTCAGTTCGATGATCTGACAGAAGTTAGTTTTGGCGGGAATAAAACAAAATCTGTCGGTGATGAACTTTTTGGTGAATAACAAAAACACGAGATTTCTAACTAATTTATTCAACTGATGTAAATGTACAAACATATGTGGTAATATAACTAATAAGGCACTAACAGCAATCAACAAAACTCTGACCTATCTTCAGACAGAAAATGTGCCTTGATTGATTCTTTGACAACTAACGTTATTTTGAGATGCATACAGCAAACCCTATAAATGACCAATCATGGGTGTGTTGGCTTTCACTCGATAAAGCTCGTAGCCATTGCGTTAAAGGCTGCATCTCGTGACTTACTTTCAGACGCACACAGCAAAACTTAACTTGGTTGGCAGTTTGAGAGTTCTGCCCTAACAAAAACACTCAAAATGCGTCTAGCAGATTTTGTATAAAGACACTCACAGCAACTCTACTTTTCACTTCGATGATAACGAAAAAGAGCGGTTCGACTCCGCAGTCCTTCGGGATTTAGTGTAACGGCAGCATAAGAAAAAAAGTGTCTTGTTGATTTACAGACTCTAACAGCAAATTACCGAGCCAATGGTAAAATGAGTCTAGTTCGCACAAAAAGGAGAAGCATATGTCAAAGAGACTACTCAAGGCTTTAGAAGCCGACACCAACTTTACCCTCACCGAAAATCTCGCTACCGCTCGTGCAACCACGAATTCAGAACTCTTGAATTTCTTCTCGGTTGCTGGCGCTCTGCGAACTCGTGATGAAGCCGACATCGTTCGTTTGTTCGATAAGGCTTTTGCTGAAAACCCACGTTTTGCTCTCAAGGCCTTGTTCTATTTCCGTGACATCCGTGGTGGACAAGGTGAAAGACGTACTTTCAGGGCAATCTTGAAGTACCTCGCTACTTCTCTAACCACGAAGACTTGGCTTGCCAAGAACCTTCATCTCATTCCTGAGTACGGCCGATGGGATGACTTGTTCGTTCTCTTCGACACTGGAGTCGAGACTTCAGTACTCGACTTGATCAAGAGGCAGTTGAGAGCTGATTCTAAGGCGGAAAATCCTTCACTCCTCTATAAGTGGCTTCCTTCTGAAAATGCATCTTCAAAGGAAACCAAGAGACGAGCGTACAAGATCATGAAGTACCTCGGTACTTCTCCACGTACCTATAGGAAGAGCCTCGCTCACAACCGTGAAAGAATCAATGTTCTCGAAAGAACTCTTTCCGCCAACAAGTGGGATCGAGTAA